CCGCTAGAGCAAACTCCAACACTGTAGAACCATCGTCGTCTCGATAAATGTCGGCAACGGGATAACCCTTTGTGGATTGCTTGAGAACATTAGAGAACAAATCTCCATCGTTGAAAAAGTTATCAAACACCTCGTTGATAACTTGGTGGCCTAGTAGACCAGGTCGGTATGTAGTAATTGCATTCATTTTATATTCCTCCTTATTAAGCAAGTTACATTTTATAGCTTCATTCCTTTCGGCAAATCGGCTACATAGATAATGTAAGCACGATGTTTAGGGTGTCAATAGAAAAGTTGAATTAAAATTATAAGAATAGCAAGGCTAAAACAAATCATAGTCTTGGGAGTAAACATTGATTCGCCCAACAAAAACCACGTCAAAATAGGAAATATGATTAGTCCAGCAGACGAGCCAATGAATCTGGCGGTCCAAGCGGAGCCTGTTTCATCTACAATAAACTTCCAAGAATACCAGAACGTAACAGAACAAGGAGCGCCAAGGAAAAAAGCTGCTGTCCATGGCTTATCGCTCCACCACTCTGATAGATATTGTGTGTTAAGTTGGAACCACCCTATAATTTGCCCTAGAAAGACCAGAGCTATTCCAATGTAGAGGTTCATCAATGTGTCCAGAGTCCAGAGTTTGCAAGTGGGGCACGATAAGCTAATTCTGCTGTCTTTGACAGGTCCAGCAAGAGATGGAACTCTTTATTGGGCAAATAAAGCGTATCAACATTGTGTTCCTCTACTTGACTTAAGTAATCCAACATCAATAATTCAACAGTTGATGCTGCGGAGCGAAATTCCAGTGCAGCAGTAAGTTCTGCTTGTGAAAGATTTATATTCTTACTGTAAAAGTCTTTAAGAATAGCGTCTAACCTGTATATGATTGGTTTCAGCCCCTTGTACAATACCCTTAAAACACTTACTTTTACGGGCGTAGTTTTCTGGTCCATTACAAATACTCCAACAAATCCGAATATCCACCTACTTTTTTAGTATAACCTGTCTCTAAGTTATTTGCAAGTATAATCGGAACTGTTGGTTGTTCATGAAATTGTTTATATTCCTCTAGAATCTCCGGTTTATCAGCGTAATCCGCAAACACATACTCTGCCTTCTTTGCTATGCAATAATCTATCGCCCGGATGCAAAAGGGACAAGTTGTCCTGCCGATTATGATAAACCTGTCAATCATTTAATAATTGTTTACCTGTTTTGGACCCAATGGATGCATAGATTTGTTCGGCTGAACCATAGGCAATAATGTCTTCTGTCTTGCTGCCTTCATTGAGTTTTACTAAAGAAAAGTTTTCCCCTGATAATCTGGAATTTTCCCTGAGTAAAAAATTTTGTGCTCCGTGATAATCAGAAATTGAAACAATGCTGGTTGAATTGATGTACATCCTCTGTAGAGAGACGCTCCTGTTGTATCCATCATTCTCTATAAGAAGTCTTTTGATTTCTACCAACACTAGCAGTCCTCCGCAACAGACACTATGGACCAGGTCTTCCCCATCTTTATTTTCTCCATAAATGCCCAAGAGGATGCTTCAGGAAAAGTAAGAAATTCCACTCTTCGAATGCAGTGCTCTAGGGACATGGTGTTTTTCAGTTTTACCGAATAAGTTTTCATTATGTTCCTAAATTTTTAAGTATGAATGCGCTGATAAGGCCGACTACAGTTGTGAACAAGGTCCAGATCATCCTGGAAGAGGTTTGCTTCCAAGACTCTAGCTCTCGCAACCTAGCATACAGACCCTGATCTGGGTTATATACAGCTTCTTTGATTTTTGAGATGTCATCGGACATAAGCTCTTGCTTGTCTTGTACGACGTCTATTCCAGTACAGACTCTATCTAATTTCCTTTGCAGTTCTGCTAGGTGTTCTTGTTGATCAACCATAGTACGGCCCTCCGCACTAGTAAATAGTTAGCTAATGCTGGACAATACTATGGTTTGTTAATAAAAGAGTTCCTGCTACGGATACCGCGTTTTTTAGCGCACATCGTGTAACTTTTGCGGGGTCTATGACACCTTCTTGCAACAGGTTCGCTTTGGTTCCGGAAGAAAAATTGATTCCCTCAAAGTCTTCACAACCTTCAACTGTCAACCTGGCAACATCCGGAGACATGCCAGCATTAGTTGCCATCGTGTTGAACGGGGCCTGGAGGGCCTTCCGGAATATGGACAGAGCGGTGGCCTGCTCCTCGGTTACGAAGTTGGGCGCGATTGAGTTGGACACGCGAAGCAATGTCATTCCTCCACCGGGTATGACACCTTCTTGTTGTGCTGACCTGACTGCTTCTAAAGCATCTTCAATACGATGCTTCTTCTCAATCATCTCTACTTCAGATGAAGCACCAACACGGATGATAGCAACACCAGAAGAGAGCCGAGTAACACGCTCTTGGAGCCGTCCTGCCTCATGGATATCATCAGTCTGTTGTATCTCCGTCTTAATTTTCTCAATGGTTTCATCAACCTTATCATAGTCGCCTTCACCGTCCACGACCGTAGTCATGTTCTTGGTGATCTCCACACTATTAGCTTTGCCAAAGTCAGCCAGCGATACTTCGGCCAACTTGTGCCCGAGAGATTGCTGAAAAAACTTTGCTCCAGTCGCAACTGCAAGGTCGCTCATGATAGCTCGGCGCTCTTCCCCGTAACGAGGAGCTTTCACCGCTGCTACCTTCATCGAGCCACGCATAGTATTCATAATTAGTGCGGCCAAAGCCTGACCTTCTATTTCTTCTGCTACAATCACGAAGGGGCGGCCCTCACGAGCAGCAATCTCCAATGAAGGTAGAATATCGTTAACTTGGTCGATTTTTGAATCAGTGACAAGTATCATAGGATTTTCATATCGGCAGGTGCCGCGGCGCTCGTCAGTGACGAAGGCCGTGGCGGCATATCCACTGTCAAACCTGAAGCCTTCCACCAGGTCAAGACTAGTCTCCAAAGACCTAGCTTCCTCGATGGTGACCGAGCCGTTCTTACCCACTTTATCGACCGCGGTTGCGACGAGTTCCCCAATCACAGGGTCATTGTTCGCGCTGATTGTCGCGACGTGCTTAACATCTTCGGCTGATGATATTGGTTGGGAACACTCATCTATAACCTGGAACGCTTCTTGAAGGCACTGGTCTAAACCTCTCTTTATTTCTATTGGCGAGGTTCCGGAAGCAATATGTTTATTTGCCTGGACCAATATTTCTCTTGCCAGAACTGTAGATGTTGTTGTACCATCTCCTGCCTCTGCATTAGTCATTGCTGATACTTGTTTTACTACTTCTGCTCCCGCATTCATATGCGGGTCTTCAAAGTTGACGTGCTGCGCTACAGTAACTCCATCCTTTGTGACGAAGGGTCGTCTATCCTTTTGATGGATAAGAACATTTTGTCCTTTAGGTCCGAGTGTTGTTGCTACATAATCCGCAAGAGTGTTTACGCCGTCGAGAACCTTGTTGCGGAGTTCAGGTCCATGGCTGAGTTGTGTGGTCATTATGCCTCGCTTTCATTGATATGTATATAATAACACATTTTGTAAATTTGTCAAGGGTTTTATTGTAGTGATTGAATTATTTCTTTGCAGATTTCATCTACCCAGGGCTCTCTGTCCCAATCCTCACTGCATATGTCGGTGGGTAGCTCGTAGCAATACGCTGTTGTGTTGCCTATCTCATAACAATCCGGTGTGCAAACTTTGCGGTGACTCTTGGAGTCCGGGTTGTGACAAACACTTACGGTAGATGGGGCAAAGACGATTTCTGTTTGTGTGTCTGTGCATGTGTTAGTATTGTTATTTTGCACCTCGCATGAAGATAAGAACAGGCACATTATTGTGACAACAAGTGTTGTTATTTTCATATGTTTCCTCTCTTTATTCTACATCCTTGTCGGCCGATAGCTTCAAGTCTCTGGTCTTGGTAATAATGTCGTTTGAAGCTCTGATTGCCTCGTCCGCTTTGTCTTCTTGTTGTAGGCCACCGGCCATAAAAGCATAACTGTTCTCTTGAACCTCTTTGATACTAACAAACATTCCAAAGATAGCTTCGTTTATCAAACCAGTCATCTTGTTCAGCATGTTCTGTGTGTTCTGGTTTCCAACAAAGAGCGTAGCAATCTCTGAGGTTGACTGTCCTTCTGGTAAAGTCCTTCTCTTGGATAAAGTGTGTACCTTTTCAACTACTGGCTGATTAAGGTTGAACTGTTCTGTCGTTAAATATCCATAGCACTGTTTGATTGCCAACTTTCTTTCATCGTCTGTGCGATCTTTTTCATTGTACCACCTCAAGGATTCCTCGATAGTTGCAAAAGTTCCTCGCTTGTTTAACCTCTTCAGTCTTTCGTCTTTCAACTTAGACCTAGAGAAAACAGATAGGACTGCATCAGAACCGGAAGCTGTGTCTTTACCTCCATTATTTGCTAGAGCGATGCGGATAGCCAACGTCTTAACAAGGTTGCCTTGTCTGGTTGTTGGGCTCTCCAGATAAATTTCAGGGTCCGATAAATCATAACCCTCCACGCTGCCAAGGGATGCTGCCACTACTTTCATAACATTCTTGAATTGATCAGATCTTGTACCAGGCATTACAGAGTCACCCCTTGAGATATAAGGCACTGTTGGGACGAAATCTTCAGGGACATCCTTCCCTTTCTTTTTCAGCTTAGCGATATACTCCTTGTCTGGATCATAAGGAGCAAAAATGCTGTCGTTTGTAGACCAATTAAGGTTTGCGAGGATAGCTTGCATCGCCTCTTCGCTAACTAGAAACTTTTCCAGCCCTTGTTTGGAGTTGCTCTTGTTGAGAGCGGCGATTTCTTTGGCGAATGCTTTTACGAAGACCTGCTCAAGTTTTTCTGGTGAAGGGATTGCAGAGCCAGGCAGTGTTGATGCAAAGTCGGGTGTCTCGCCAGAGATGAAGACTTTTGGTAACATGATACATTTTCTAGATTTAGCAGAAGATTGTGCGAGAATATCAAAAACGTTTTCAAGAGTAAAGTCAAATTGAAACCACCTTAGCTTACCATTTATATCAAGTCCTTCTTTTTGGCCGCCGTCGAACTGCTTTGTAACAGCTAGGTAACGCATGAAGGGGTAATCAAAAATTTCTTTCTGATCTGCTAAGTCGTTAGCCAAGTCAGTGAATGATCCACCGACGTGGAGCTTACCTTCTTGATAGAGTTTCAGTGAAATGGGGGTGTTGGTTCCGTCTATCCTGGCTATGAAGTCTGCGATAGTGCCTGTATTTGCTTTGACCTGTTCTCCACCGGACAAGACCGCAAGAAAAGCTTCAAAGTTGAAACCTGCAGAGGCAGCATTGAAGTTTGAGATAACCTTTGTTAGTGTTTTGAAGAATGTCAAGTAACCAAGCGCTGCAGCGATTTGGCGAGGCATAGATGGAGCATCACCGCCGAACATAGCTACCATTGCTGCGTCAGGGTCGTCATAGAAATTTGCCAAAGAAAGAATCTTTTCCTGGAAACTATTCCCTTGAATGTTTGATAAAAATTGCTCTAACTTTCTTCTCTCTGGCCCTGAGACGTCTCCTGCTTCACCGGTTAAGTTAGTCCAGCCAAGCTCTGAAACTGCTATCTCTGGTATTGCCTGTAGAGTTAAAGTTAAATCTTTCTTCTCATTAAGAAACTGCTCTTTTAGAATCTGAAGCTCGCTCTTTGCTTCCTTAAAGAGTCGACCCTTCTCTACTTCGTAGACCTCCTCAATAAGCTTGAAAAGGTCACCCATCGTTGATATTGTTGGTTTCTTATTATTCTCTGATAAAAATTCTTCGTGCCAAGACATAGTAAACTCCTGTTGTATAATTAGATAATTTCGTCTGCAATTCCCATTTTAATTGCCTCTTCTGCCGATATATAAACGTCCTTCTGGGTCTTGAGGAGCTTTTTTATTTTTGAGGGTGTCAATTTTGTGTAGTTCGCAAGAGTTTCAATGTATCTGTCTTGAACCCATTTTATCTCCTCTAGCTCATTTTCCATAGAGAAGATTGTGCCACCTGTTCCGGCCATTACATTGTGGAGCATTATCCTACAATTTCTACCTACCTTTCGCTTGCCCTTTGTCCCGGCTGCTAGAATCGGGACTCCAGCGGACATCACCTTTCCGATACCGAAAGTCTCAATGTCGCACGTCCTCCTCTTAACCATGTCCATAATGTCCAGAATTGAAAACATGTCCGATGCAACTCCCCCATGCGTTGATATCATCATGGCGATTGATCTCGCGACAACAATAGGAGTAGATCCCGGATCAGTGGGCCCCTCCAAGACAGGAGAATGCGAAGTGTTCTCCAAGTACAAGAGCGCTGCGACAACGTCTGCGCCTTTTTGCTCTGTTATGTCTCCGTAGAGATTGATAGTTCTAAGCTCTGGCTCCGGGTTCGATGGTGACTGAATGTTATTTACGATAACAATTTGTTTGTCTTCTCCTGTATCTAGGACTTCCGGCTTCTCCTTGTCTTTTGTTTTCTTTTTCGTCTTCTCTTCTTTTGGTTGTGTTTTAATTTTTTTCCCCATTTTAAACCTCTCTCAGTTCTATGTTTTCCAGGATCAGGTCTGAATTTAAAAAATTTGTCCAGTCCAGTTCTGATTCGAATTTTCTCTCAAAAATCAAAATATCTTCTTGGGTTGTCGGAATGTATCCGAAAGAAACGCAATCCCAGCCTGGTAGATGTGATTCGATCTCTTCTTGTTCAACTCTAGTTTTTAATTGTAGCTTATATGTTTTGTTATCCACTTTCCAATAGTTACCTTTTAGTTTCTCCATCTCGCATAAACCCTCGCAATTGTCCTATGAGAGCGTTTGCTTCGGTCCAAGATCTATAGTTTACATACCTTTTTCCTTTCTCGGGAATCGCTTTTATGAAAAGTAAGGTGTAAATCTCCATAAACACATCGACTTTACTACTCTCCTTCTCTAAGTATTTTTCCAAAAAGCTTTCTTCTATGTTTTCTATCTTTTTCAACTCAATAGCAGCCGACTCAACTGATGCTTGGTGAGCAGAATAAACTGAATCTAAAATCTGCAACACTGTAAGTGAAACTGTCAAGTAGAAGTTTCGAGTTCTTCTCCTTTCCTCATAAAAGAAGACCACTTTCGTGATAAGAACACCGGCCCAAAACATCAAAGCACAATATATTGCTAATTCACTCATCTTTATATCTTATCAAGTTTATCTCGCTGTGTCAAGCAAAAAAGCCCCAGTGACCTTTGCAGGTTTGGAGCTTTCTTTGTTTAACAACAGTCTTTTCTACTTACTTTCTGCTAAGCTTTGATGCAAGGAGTCTCTTTGTGACTCTTTTAAGAACCTCTTGGACAATCTGGTCCTGGTCCTCTTCCATCATCGGCTGAGAGTCATAACCCATTGCTGGCTCTTCCTCTTCTTCAGATGGCGCGCCTTCGATATCTTCCATGTCGGCCATGGCGTCAACGTCTGCGTCTTCCTCTTCAGCTTCGGGGCCCATTGCAGATTTCAATCTTTCGCCGAGATCGATGAGTACTCGAGCTTCTTCTTCTGTGAGGCTCATGTCAGCGGCTCCAACGTCTGCTGGAGCTTCATCTTCGGCGCCTAGCTCAGCGTCTAATTCCATCTCATCATCAGCTGGAATTTCTTCGTCTTCAATCTCGGGATCCTCGACTTCTTCTACGACGTCGGCATCGGATTGGTCGTCCTCTTGCATTCCTCTAGCGCTCTTGTTAGTGGGTGCAGCGTCTCTCATTGCTGGCATTTCTCTCTCTTCGAGAGTCTCAATAAAATTGTCTGAAAGCGTATCGACGTTTGCCAGCTTCATGAAGCGTCGAATTGTGCCCTCTGCAAGTAGTTTCTTATCACTCATTGTAAGTTCTCCTTTATCTAAAGTGGTGACTGTTGTATTAATACATGTATAAATAGTAAGTTTTGGTTAGAAAAGTCATATTTTTATTCTCTTGGAAAGTTTGTTTAATGCTTGCTTCTCTATCTGGGAAATTCTAACCAGAGAAACGTGAAGTCTCTTCGAGACCTCCTCCAGTGTCATAGGTCCGTGCTTCTTCACTGCGACGTTCACACAGTTATTATCCTCTGGGTAGTCGATCCAACATCTTTCTACCTCTTCTCCACAGTGTGGGCACCTCTTTTTATCTTCACTCATACTCACCCGGGCTCATCTCGATCATATCATATATGTCTTGTTTGTCTGACTCAGTTAATCCTAGATTTTTCATAGTTTCTTCTCCTTGTTTAATTTCCTTTTTGGATCTATTCAGTTTCTTTTTTCCCATAACTTTACTGTGGGATTTTATTTTATATATTACGTTAATCATGTCTTCATCATTTTCAAGATACAGTCTCATTATGCCCGCAAAAAACTTTGTCTGCGTGAGATTATCATACCTAAGCCTGATCTTCAAGTTAGCTGACGCTCTTTCATATGCGCTGAATACGAGCTTCACTACCTTTTCTGGATTGTGTTCTTTCATTTTGTCAAGATGTGAGTGCCGCTTTCTCTCGTGCCTGCCTGAGTTTGCTCTATCATCCTTACTTTCCCTCTAAAATCCTTTAGAGTTCGAGCGCCTGAATAGGACAAACCTGATCTGATATTTTGATCCAACATCGACAATACTTCTTTCACGCTGCCCTTGTAGGGTATGGTTGTTGAAATTCCCTCTAGCGAGTTAGCACTACCTTTCCAGTCCATTTGAGCTTCGGCTGAAGCCATGCCTCTATATACCTTATACTTGTTTCCATCATTGGAACTGAAAATCTGACCTGGAGATTCTTCTGTTCCTGCCAGCAAAGACCCTAACATCACAAAGTCTGCTCCGGCGGCGAAACATTTAACTGCATCTCCAGCAGTCTTGATTCCTCCGTCGGCTACAATGGCTGCTCGCTTAGCTTCTTTAGCAACAGAGAGCACACTGTGAAAGGTGGGCACTCCATGACCAGTTTGGATTCGGGTACTACATATGCTACCACCGCCGACACCGACACGTATGGCGTCAGCGGACCAGTCCTCCAAGTCTCGAAATGCCTCTGCTGTGGCTACGTTTCCCGCCATGATAAGAACTTCAGATGGAAGCGAGGACCGGAGCGATTCAATTGCTAGCTTCACATTGACATGATGACCATGAGCAACATCTATACACAACATGCGTGTGCCGGCTTGGACAAGTTCCTGGGCCCTTTCAAGATAATCTCCTGTGACCCCGATGGCAGCTGAAATAAACGAAGCGCTGACTTCTTTAAGCATAGCCACTTGCTCTTCAATTGTGTTATATCGGTGCAATACTCCAATACCCCCGAAGCCAGACATCGTGTTCATCATCTCTGATCCAGTAACGGTATCCATGGGCGAAGATATAACCGGGAATGAAACACTCACACCTCCAAGTTCAGAAACAATACTGACTTCCTTTCTAGATTTGATATCCGACATCTGCGGAACCAACAAAATGTCATCAAACGATAAGGCCTTCTGAAACATTTATCCCTCCCCACTCGGGTCATTGACGCGGTGCTGTTGGTCAAAATCCAAAAGATCTTCATCATCATAACACTGAGGGCATACTAAGTCAATTTTTTCTGAGTATTTTTCGATGTGCCAGTTATCAATGTCCTCTCCTGAGTAAGGTGGCCTATCACATTTACTACAAACAACCTGCTTCTTAAACTTCTTCATAGACCTCTTAAAGTCTTTCATAAATTGCTTGCGAGCTTGTACGAGTTGTTTTCTCTTGATCTTTCTTATGAAGCTGCCCATTACCTGTCCCCTGTTGATCCTAGTCCGCCGGTGCCTCTGCTTGTCTCTCTGTCGTAAATATTATCATCCTCGATGATCTGCAAGGTGGGCTTCTCTATTCGTACAAAGACTCCTTGCGCGATCTTCTGACCGGGCTCAATGAATTGAGCCGTATCTCCGATGTTATGCAAGTTAACAAATATCTCTCCATTATAACCCTCATCAACGACACAAGCGCCGGCGATGAGGTGCCTCTTACTGGCAACACTGGACTTATTCATGACCTGTAACATGCAATTATCTGGGACCTCAACTTTTACTCCTGTCTGCAAAAGAACACTTGCGCCGGGTGGAATCCTCTTAGCCACCATGGTCTTCTCTGGGCAGAAAAAGAAATCCATACCAGCATCAGTGGAATGTGCTCGTTGCGGAACCTTAGCCGAAGGCCTTGTCTTATATACTCTTACCTGTTCAAGCATTGCAGGCACCCCCTAGATCTTTCTCCTCTAACAAAGTGTAGGTAAAGCTATTGCCCCACTTGTCCCTGGCGTCATCGCACGTTTCCATGAACTCTGCAAAATCCTTACTACTCTGGAAAACCTGACATCCTGCGGAGACACCGCCGGTGTTCACTCTCGCGTCGGAACCGCGGTGCTTGTGGATGTTGATTCCGTACCACCCCTTATCCTCTGGGCCGTGTGTATCGGGAGTGGAATCTCTATTATTATCCCTCCAAACACTCACTTGTCCTCCTCTCTGACAAAGGGCCATATGTCCTTTATGTTGGTTTCCATGCCAGTCAATCTTGTATGTGCTTCTATACTGATTCGGTACTAGGATGGCTGTACCTTTGTGTTCCACCGCTTTGAGTGGTCTTCTTAAAATAGAGACTCCAGGCTCAGTTGTTACTGGATAAGTATCACAAACCCAATCTCCTCCAACCTTATAGATGACGTTGATAAAGTCATCAAACCTAGATGCATCTCCTGAGTCATTCCTTACCCCGATAATGTTAAGGTTGTAGTCTCCGTTCTCAAAGAACGCGTAACCCTTATTCTCTAGGGTCACCTTATACTGTTCTGCTACAATTTTTGCTTGTAGTCCTGTTAATTTAGCCATTTTATTTCTCCTTTATGCTAATAGTCTAAACATTTTTCTCATACTAAACGTGGAAAAGCCCCACTGCTGATTATAGTTCAATCTGGCCATATAGGGCCTGTTGATCTGTACGATGTCCTTTGTGGGGTCAACACCCCAGCATCGTATCGTAGTCATTTCGTTATTATCGTCAATCACCTTTACTACATAAAAGTTCTTGCCGTTCTTTGATTTCTTCAATTTACACTCCCGCGGAATAAACCAGGTCACTCCCAACTCAGGGTCAAACTCTGAAATGGGCGGAACATAAAGTTCGTCTAGTTTCTGCCTCACTCTCGGTGTAACCACAGCACTGATAGGGAAGACACCAGTCAGGTTGACTAGGTGTTCTAGTTTCTCTTCCTCACTAAAATCTCCCTCTGGAG